GTAAGCTAAAGGATTGGAGCTTAAGGGACTTGATATGAGATGCAATGGCTTGAAGTCGATGAAGAAGAGCTGGATGATGAGCTTGATGATCTCCTGCTTATTAGCAGTGATTGCTGGCTGTGATCCTGTTGAAGACAAGGACTACCTAGACCTCACCGAGAAGACACAACTTGGTGCGTATATTTCGTTAGCTGTGGTGACGAGTGAGCCAGAGCCTGACGGTGGTGGCGGGAAGCTAGAAGTTGGAAGCGAGTGTCCAGACTGTCTCGGTCGTGGGATGGTGGGTGACGGCACAATAGAAAATAAGTGTAGCCGTTGCAATGGCACCGGAAAGATACAGAAAGGCGACCCTGATGTGGCCGCCATTGTAGATGACTTCAATGAAACTGTTATGACTAACGAAGAGTTGGGCGATTGGATAAGTGCAGACACGCCTAAGGGATGTTTGTGCGATCCAGCATGTCCTGACTGTGATGGCACATGCGACCCGTGTAATTGTTTGTTCTGCCTGCCCCGTAAAGATCCACTACCCGACCCCATGCCTGCCCCAATGGAGGAGACTGTCCGAAGGAATGGACAGCTTTACCGTAAGGAAGGGAACATGTTAGTGCCGGTGGAGGATATAAAAGATGTCAGAACAAAACGAATCGGAGAAGACACCACCAGTAACAGCAGATCTGTCAGGCCTATTCAAAATTGGGGAAAGGTTTGGGATTCCGTTGTTGCTGTTGGTTGCAGTTAGTTACGTCACGTTTAACGAGATCATCAAGCCAATAGCAGGGAAGTATGTTGAAGTACTTGATGAAGTTCGGACTAACAATCAAGAGCTGAAGGATGCGTTGTTTACGTTAGGCGAAGCTAACAAAGCAAACATCACGAGGATTGTGTCAGACCTTGACGAGATGGATGCAAGCATCCAACAAATAAACAGGACGTTGACAGAGCTGACGCTCATAGCGAGACGAGTATCAAATGAGGGTAAAGCGTCATCGTCTTACGAAACGTCAGGGGAAGATAGCGGAAGCGGCTATTGAGATAATACCTGACGCGATACGAGGCTTCCAAAGAGCGTATCCGGGTATCAGTAGGAAACTGGCGAATATAGATGCAGTGAGTGTGGCTCACCTTGCTGTAGTAGTAGCTTCACGCACATACGACCCGAAGAGGTCGCAGTTGACTACATACTTTAGTAGGGCGATACACAATTCCTTGTTGAAGGAGCTGCAGAAAGAGAAAAGGTTAAGATACGGTAGCTCGGATAGAGTACCGATGGAACTCGCAGAGAAGGAGCGTGAGTCAGAGCACTGGAAGCATGAGCTTGCAGCGTCTTTGTCTACGCTCACTAAAGAGCAACGCCAGTTAGTGCGAGCAAGATACTTCGACCAGAAGACATTTGAAGAAATGGCCGAAGAGTTTGGTTGCGACAGGAGAACAGTCCGTCGCCGACTGTCAGATGTTATCAATCTTTTGGGGGAACTTTCGGATAGCCCTGAAGACGATGCTTGAGAGCAACGCTTATTGTGTTACGATCCCAATGTGTTCCACGAGGTCGAATATACCCTTCGAGCCTAGCTTTAAGTGCGCTTTTTCGCAGGGTAATTCCGTCCTCTTTCCACTGTGCTAGCATCTCAGTTTGTCTTCTGTCCTCCATGCAAGGAACAAAGTCATTTCCTTTACGCTTCCATCCTGTTGGAACGAATCGGTTGTAGACCTTGCCTTTGCTACGAAGTACGCCGAGTGCATCTTTGGTACGTTCTTGTATGACCATCTTCTCACCGACAGCACCGCCTAGCTGTGAATAGCAGAAGGACATACCGAACGGTGTAGAAGTATCAAGTCCGGGCATGTTAGCAAAAGAGAACTTAATGCCTCGTGTCACTAACTCGTCCATAACCCTTGCACCATCAGGGCCATTCCTAAATAGTCTGTCTAATCTTTGGAATACAATGTGGTCAGAGGGTTTCAGGCGCAAATAAAGCTGACGGCCACTGGGTCGTTCGAACAACTCAGTGCCGCCAGTAGTTGCATGATCATAAAAGAACTCATCTAGCTTCTTGCCTATTCTTTCTGCATAAGACAAGCAAGCGTCATGCTGAACAGTTTTAGTAAGTTGTTGGTCTTGTGTTGAAGCACGACCATATCCGTAAATCACCATGATATCCTTTCTAATTGGCGAAACCCATACAGCAGGGTGAGAGGTAAAAACATACAGTCACCAACTCGGAGGCATTGAGTATAGATAGGTGCTGTATCAATCACCCTGCTGCATAGGCGGTCGCTAATACTAATCGACGGGCACGACGTTTATTACGTCGTCTAACCATCCCGTGTAATCCGCATCTATATCTTTAGCAACAAGAGATATTGCTGCAAAGATAATCCGTAACATCTGTTCAGGCTTGAGCTTGTCAGGCTTTGATTGATGATACGCAGACAACTGTGTTATGACAAACGATAACGCAACCGTTTGCTCAGTAACACTATTCCGTAATGGCTCTGGTGCTTCGCAGCCATCGAAGTATTTGTTGATAAGCTTTTTGCCTGTCTTGGCAACTTGCTCATCATCAGCATACTTGTCAAGTATAACCTTGAAGTCAGAGTCTAGAAACTTTCTCATACACTATCCTTTCCCGTTGTAGTGCTTGGCTAGACATGCAATCATTTCTGGGTCTTCGAACCACATGTCCTCGATTAACTCACGACACACACCCATATCTTCGAGCACTTGACAGCCAGCGGCATCGTCTTCGTGCATGGTGTTGCCACGATACTCAGCCTCTGATGAGTGAGGCTTGTCAACTGGGTAAGCCTCGTCAGCATCGAGCAGGAACTGGTCGTCATCATACGACCACTGACTCTTGCCACTGTACTCGGACACCGAACCACGGTGGCTGTTGTACCAAGGATTCTTACCTGCAGAACTGACAGTACTACTGGTGTTGAAGCCAGCATTCCATGAAGCAGGCCACGCCTTGGGTTCTTCATAGGTCTTGTTGGAATACCAATGACCATTCTTAACCTCGTAGCCTGCTTCCTTATTCCACCACGCGAAGTCACCGTCAGCATGCAGGAACGCACACTTGTTGTAGTCTATGTACTGTTCTGCAATGAACTGACAACCTGCATTCCAAGGGAACAGTGGGCTGTCGTGATACATAGGACGGAGAACTTGCTTGACGAAGTGCCAAGTATCTGACTTGTCCTTCATCTCGTTGCACTCAATATCTAGCTGACCGTTGTGGATCATAGCTAGATCAGAGCCAACACGGAATGGGTGACAGTTACGCTTCTCGATAACGCCGTGTGTCTTGATGCGGAAATGCACAAGAGCTGGGCGATCACGGAAAGGTTTGAACTGCTTCCAGAAGTCTTTGAAGCTAGTCGTATTCTTGCGAATGATGACTGACTTCTTGTGACGGTCAGGGACTGCAAAGCCCCAGCCGTCTGGGTTACGGTCGTAACCGTTCTGATAAGCCTTGTAGTCTGGCTTGACGCCAGCGGGCTTAGTAATTGCGATACACATAGAGCGACCTACTTTCGCTTAGAGTTACGTTGCGACTCACGCTTGTGAGCTGCAAACATCTTGACCATACCCGCCAGTTCCGACTGACGAGCGAAGTTACCATGGGCGTAAGGGAACTGACGTCTATTGAAGACAGAGTGTCTGACAATAGGGCCAAGACCAGTACGCTCAATGTTGCTGTATGGGACATACTGGAAGTAGTCGCATAACAGCTGAGCCATCTGCATGTTGCCAAGGATACGCATGGGATTGGTAGACGACCTGAACAGTCGCATCTCCCAACCGTGCCATGATCTCCGTGACATAGCGTCGTGCTTTCGGCACTGTGCTTGCGGATGCTTGCTATACACATTCATCTGCTGCACGTAGTTGATATGACAAGTATCAAGATACCTGTCAGTATCATCGCACCACACTTGCTGGTCGTGATGTGACCGGCAGTAGTGGTGTGGGTGACGACCGCCAATGAACTTCATGTCATTGGGGTGTGACTTGACGATGTACAAGAACACCTTGTAAAGCGTAGCTTGAGTCGTCATGGTGTCAGACACATTAACGTGCATGCCACATGAGTCATTCGACCACGCCTTAGCATTGCGTTGCCACCTGTGATCCATTCCGCCATCAAAGTATTGTTGACGAAACAGTTTGAACTGTTTGAACGGCGGGAGTGACTTGAAGTACTCCATGTGTTCAATCCAGTAATCACGACTCCACCCTTGGGCCAGCATCATGTAACCATAGTGGCACATCTGATGGTCAGCGAATGTCAATGGTGGAGTCTTGGACTCTGCGGGCGACGAGCCCTCCAGAGACGCATCATTGCAGGCTACTGAGTAGCCACTGATACGAGAGTCAAGCAAGCCATGGCAAGACAAACGATCAGCCACATGGCTGTTCATCGTGTGGTCGTTATCATGGCTATGGCTACTCTTCTCGATCTCGATACCGAAGCGTTGCAGATGCAGAGCCTTGATGGGCTTGCACCTACGCCACCTGAGGGCATCGAAGTCATCCGTGATTGCACTGAACCCTAGCACACGCAGCGGGTCAGTACTGTAACAGCGATTGCCGTTCTCCTCTTCCTCGCTACAGCAGCAGCAATCATGACACTCACCGCAATCATGGCAGCAGTTGTCAAGATGGTCTCCGCCGCAGTAGACAATAGTGTTGCAACTAGGGCATTCTTCGCAGTCACAACAGCTCTCACACACATCGCAATGTCCGTGCATGCAACCGTTGCCGTCTTCGAATCGCTCATCGCAACTCTCGCAATAGGAGCAACAGCAATCATCTTCAGGCTGCTCACAAGTAGAGCAGCACTCTACCTCTTCGTCGGCATCGTTATCCGTAACGAATGCACCGTCGTTTGGTGGCATATCCGTAACCTCTTTCTATTGGGGTAGTAAACCTATCTACTATATAGAGATGTGCCTAATAAATAGGGGTTTCACAGCGATCCTGAATAACCTTCATCCTTTCTCTTAGTGCGTGGATTCTTCTTAGGTCTGTCAGGTACTCTTGCTCTGACAGTATTGGAGGATCAAAGCGATGGTTGATCCTGTCTTGCATTAGGCATCCAAGGCCATTGATAAGCAGGTCAAGCTGCACTGCATCAACGGTGATCTCGGTTTGGCCTATGAAACTAACTGACATCTAGTCCTCGCTTTCCATTGGCTCTACGGGTATCCAATCCTCACCCTCTTCGGTCTCGTAATGGTCGAAGTTGTATCGAACATCAGAGAACATGATGACGCTTGTCTCATCCAGTATGTATACTGAGTAAGCAGCAGAGTCTTCATGCTTGCATGCGTAGTGTGTGGCAGGGCCAGCACAGCACTCACACAACACACGAGTGATGGGAAACCTATGTCCATCCTCTGGGCCTCCAACGCAGACGCCCATACGTTCGCCGGGAACCATATCATCAGGTACATAACCTTCTGGTTCCCAATCATTTTCTGCTTCGTTGAACTCTTCCGGTATCACGATTGATTCCTTTCATAAGTAGTTTAATGAACGTATCGCAACGATTGCGTACATCCCGATTATCCGAAACATCCTCAAGCTGTCTCATCCAAGTCATGAGTTCTTGCTTGAGTACAACCATATTGAATCGTGTGCCAGCAACCTGTTCAGCACTGTGATCCATACGATCTTTTTCCTCATCTGTCATCAGTCGATCCATTAGATACCTCCTCGGTAAGAGTCAACTAGGGCTACCAATGTCGTAATCAGCAGCAGTCCCAAAGGCACGGTTATGTGCGTCATTCCGGTATTCCTCTCGTTCTGGGGTAATATTCATTCGATACACGTAACAATCAATCTCTGGCTCATTGAGGCCCAGCCACGTATAGCCGAACAACTCACGAGCCCATCGCTTGGCGTACCAGCCATGCCGTACGCCTTCAACAAAGTCAACGTGCTTCTCAGCCTCAGGGCTTAGAGCAACAACGTCAACAAACAACACCTCGCCATCTTTCGGCTCGATAGTGGCAGCACCATAGTCATGATGCTTTTCCCAGTTATCAATCCGCACATCCGCATAGACTACTTTGTAATCTCTATTGATATTGCCTCTGTTGTTACGAAGCTGCATCTCACGAACATAAGGCTCTTTGAAGATGCCGTAGAAGGCAAAGAGATTCCAATCTTTGGGGTAACTATCCATTCATTCTCCTCCCAGTAATAGGTAAACAACTCGAACAATCATCCAGATAACTTCCCAGTTCATATTTTCCTCCGTGAAAAAAGGGGTGACATGCGGGCAAAGCGTTTACTTAACACGCACAATTCCGTATCGACCAATCCATAGAATGGTCATAAGATTCTCCGTAGGGTTAGAGTATACCGGCTATACTATATAGAGATACCCCTAGAATATAGGGGTTAAAGCGTCATGAGAGATGGCGACGCTTCTCAGCTACAAGCTCAATGAAGAGAACCTGAGCTTTGCGATAGATCTTGTCCTTCTTCTTGGCGTTACCCTCTTTGGTCATAGGACGTAGATTCCTATGGTCATTGACGGCAGCAACATGAGCCGGATCGTCATGATCTATCTTGGCTATTGGGAAGTAGTGATCTACTACCCAATATGTGCCGTAGTTATCACGAGTCATCTTCGCGGTGAACTGCGACTCCATCCAATCCATGATGTCGATACCTTCAGGGAGACACAGCTTCCTGTTGTTGGTACGCCATCCCTGCTTGGCATCACACATGGCACGTTGAGGGACTTTCTTAAGGTTCTTAAGCAGCCTACCTTTGGGTGTCATGCGCTTGATAGCATCACACAAACGCCGGGAGTTGCGTGCTATCTCGCGTTTTCCCGGCTTTGAAAGCCATTTCTCTTGATTGGCCTTCTTCTTCACAGGATCACGGCCCACTCGGCGTGGTTCATGACCCTGCTTCTCTCGTCTGCGTCGATAGTCCATACGTGCGTACAGCTTCTTCGCAGCCCACTCTATGGGATCACACTCGTATTGCCGTGCATGACTACCTTTCGGGGTGACAAGACCCGATAGTTCATACTCAACTACAGCCTGATCCCATAGAGACTTCTCTTTCTCTGTCATTAGCACAACCTCCTTGCTAAGCTAGTGGCACATCTTACAACAAACCGTACTGGTATGAACACGAAGAACTTAAGTAATCCGTATACCAGCAGGCATGTCATGAAGATAATGTAGGGAACCATGATAAACAAGCAAAACTGTGTCAACAAAGTAGACATAGTTAACCTTTCTAGTTAATACCAAAGATAAAACGAATCACACTCCACACTGGGATAACGACTAACGCATTGATTACTCCATAGATGAATAACAATGAGCAGCACACTATCCACGGCGAGGATACTACAAGTAGTGCAGTAATAAAGGGATCCATTAGCGACCTCCTGTCGTTAAGGGTAAAAGAAGTGATGCAAGGCGCATCAATCTGCCCAGCCCCGAAGGACTGAGCAGTTTGGCGGGCCTTACTAGACCTGATTCGACCTCAGAAAGGCGTAGAAGACAGTGCTACCTAGCCACGAATCACCGTTATCGGTGTGTGTCCAGCCAGCACCATCAGGGGTGTAGACAATGCAATCAAACTCGCCATCGGCTCGCTTGCCTGCCTTGAATACATAACCCTTGCGTTTGCACGCTTCTACTGCCCTTCGCGTGGCGTCATGGTTAGACCAATCGGGAGGATTGCCGTCAAGGAATATCTTGGCACACAAGTACATAGCCAGCTTCGAGTAGTTACCAAGACGGTAATGCTTCTCGACCTTGCTGGTTACGGACATGATTGCCCCGATACCATACGACATATCATTCCGGGTATACCAAGAACGTACGCTTGAGGTAGATTTAGGTTGTGTGGTAGTCATAAGAATATTCCTCCTCGGAATAGGGGTAATTGACTAAGACTAACGAGGACTCGTCAGCATGGCTACCAGCCATGGACGCCGCACCGAAGTGCAGCGTTTCGTCCTTACGCAGCTTTCTTGCTGCGTTTCTTGGATGCTATGCGATAACATCCGTCGTCACCGTGCTTGACCAGCCCACCTTGCTCCATTGCCTCAAGTGCAAAGCCAAGGTCGTGCTGCAACAACGCACAGTGATAGAAGAGGATGGCGACCTTGCCGAACAAACGCCACAGGTAAAGGGAAACCGCACAGCACACAACAGTCAACAAACTATTCCATATCCCAAAGGACACAGCATAGAAGTAAACGTCACTGTATACTGAGGTAACAACCTCACCCAGCATATCTACATCAACCGATGCAGGTACATGCTCAGCAACAACCTCTTCTGTCTTAGCAACAACGTCTTCCACAACAGGCTGCAACTCAATAACACCTGCCTTGACAAGTGTTGCTGCGTCGTTGACTGCGTTAAGGGCTTCGTTGATGTATGACATAGTAGATACTCCTCGATAGGGTAATAGAGATAGAGCAACTAGAGTAGTTACTCTTATACTTACTAGAGAAGTCCCCAGAATATAGGGGTTTAGGACATATACATTGATACAGCAGGTAACACTGCAGGTTGTGGTATGATGATGGGGGGGAGAAGGAAAACACTATATGTTGTGGTTGGTCTCCCTCTTAAGGCCACATCTTGTGGTTGTCACGACTTCGGAGGAACTCATGACAGATCGGATGCAGGAAAGACGGACGATGCGGGCAAGGCATTTCGAAGCACCCCGAGTCCCCCAACTGCGACTCGCTACTTATATACGTTCCCCTCTTGGTTTTTTTCTGAAATGAACGCACCCCCCCTCTTTTAGGTGACATATGAATCATAATGCTCGAGACATGGAGAACAAGCCTGTTTATGGTGCTGGTGGCTTTAAGATTTGGTCTCATCACGACAAGGAGACGGGTAATGCTGGTTTTGCGTATCCGGGCGATGATGACGTAGAAGATTCTAGTTTGGACGGTATACGTCTGATACAGGATGAGCACAACGCTAATAGTGTTAATGAAATCATTGATCACGATGCTTGGATGCGTAAAGAAGCTGAGGTAAGTAAGGGTGTTGGTCCTTTCCCGAAGTATGGTTTTGAGAAAGAGGGTCGTGGTTTTCCGGGTTTCAAGTCTAATGCTCCTGATTTGAACTCTGATTATGGTTCAGTTTTCCGTAACAATGAGCGTCGGGAGACGAATGAGGTAAGTCCGAGTCGCGGTAATTTATTAGTGAAGCCGTTATCGCCTAATGAGCGTCGTCGTCGGCTCCTTGACAAGCAGTCTGAAGAGTCTGAAGGCAGTCGCACTGGCCAACCACTGAACAAGGAGCCGTTGCCTTCTGCACCCCCGATGCGGCCTTATAAGCCGGGTAATCGGAATGCTGGAGTGGGTTGGATGTTGCGTGGTCTGATTGGTCAGTATGCTCCGTCTACTATGACGACTCAGGACAAGGACGATGCGGTGCGGGATTATGCAGAAAATCCTGCAATTCCCAAGCGGATCACGAGTTTGCAAGAGCAGGTAGGTCGATATTACCCTGCTGAGTCGGGTGGTGTAGCGGGGGCGATTAACAAGGCACAGGAGGCACAGGAGAAGAATCCGGGTAATTTGGATCGCAAGCGTTGGCCGTTGCAGACCCGTGAGGGTATAGAGGGTGATCAGCTAGTTGGTTATGGACCTGCGGAGGAGGGAGTAAGGCCAAATGCGGCGGCGTACTATCAGAGTCCTCAGACGGATGCTCTTGGCATACGTGGATTGAGTCAGGAGCATACTATTCCGGGAATAAGTTACATCAATGACGCTAACGATGATTCGTTTGGCGGTGAAACCGATGAGCAGAATTCTCTTGAGCATGAATTGACTCATGGTTCTATTCTTGGTGGCCCGGACGGCAGAACTCCGGGTATTGGTGGGGAAATTAGAAAAAACACGGGTCCTTTTTCACCTAGTAGGGAATACAAGGGAGAGAACAAGGATCACAATCCTTCGATGTATTATGGCAAAAAGGATCTGGGCTATGCGATGTCTCCTGCCGAGATAGACGTTCGTTTAGCAGAAGTTAAGCGTCGTTATGCTCAGCACACTGGTATAATCGTTGATACTCCTGAGAAGGCAGAGCAGGCGATTAAGTGGTTTGATACGACTCGTGGCGAACGCAAGTATGAGATGGGTGAGCACGACAGCGGAAACCACGAACTCTGGAACATGCTGACTCCTGACCAGAAGGACGAGATTTTGCATCGAATGCCTGAATTAGTTATGGATATAAATGTTTTGGAGGGTTTATCTTAATGTCTTTTTCTGATATACGTCGATTGATGGAGGAGGCCAACGGAAACCTTAACCATCAGGGCCGTGCGGAGTTTGCGAGGCAGACTTTGCCGTATAGCCCCGAGACAGCAGTTCAGGCTGAGTATGGTGATCTCGTACCTACTGAAGAGCTGATAGACGAGTTTTTGCGGAAGGAGTATGTTAACGCGAACACGGGGACGTACCAAGAGGGTGGGTTTCCTAACTTGGAAGAGGCTCAGGAGTATTTGCTTGGCGAGTATCAGCTTGCCCTAGAGGAGTTGCTTGGTGATCCTCCTTGGAATGCTCCTGAAGCAGACATGGTAAATCAGTTTGTAAGCGAGTTTTCTGGTGACGAGGGTGCCTTGCCTTTTGTTCCATTATGGAATCCTGTAGACCGTCAGCGATTAGAGGTTGCAATGCGGTCTGGTGGCTTAGAGGCGGTAAACAAGTACTTCCCTGAGTATAATGGCCTAGAGATGCCGGAGTCCGAAGGCCGTTGGGACCCAGACAGCGTAGTCCTTGAGGAATTAATTCCTGCTGAGCAGATGAAGGTAATGGGGTTGAACAACCGTCTTAGGTACCTGAATCTTCTTCAGAATGCGTCAGAGAACGACACGAATGTAGACAACATTGCGGTTATGCAGTATCGCAATCCTCAGAGTCCGTTTTTGCGAACTGGCGTTAATCGAATGGGTTTAGATCACCGTGAGGGCATGGCACAAGAGACTGTCGGGATGCCGAATTACATTATGGCACAGGAAGCTCCAGATGCGGCACGTCTTATGTCGAGCACGTTAGCACCGACATCCACTGGTTTAATGAGCATGTTTCAGTTGATTCCTGACTTTCATCGTTTCAACCTCATAGACCGAGGTGGTGATTCTGAGTCTGCGGTGGAGAATTTCGGAAAGATGGTTGATCGCAACTTAGGCAGGTCTTTTGCACACCAGAACGCCAAGCAAAACTATCCATTTTTGGAAACGATGCCAACATCTCAGGTGCAGTCTGGCAAGCCAAACTACGCTGATTCGTACAAGAGTTTCCGGAAGTTTTACGACAGGCAGGTGAAGAGTCAGCCTCCTGACAACATACAGATGACTGCGGGTGCCATGGAGAGCACGTTTGGCTCAACACCTGAGCAGCAGAAGGAATTTCTTCATAGTCCGTATGGTCCTCCGGTAGCAAACACGCTTGGTTTTTTTACTGAGCTGGGTGATCCTATTTATCCCTTTGGTGCTATGGGTGAAAGTGCAGTGGGAGCTGCTCGTGCGTTTCAGCAGCCGGTTAAGGCGGCCAGTAAGATGGGTGCTTTGATACAGAAGGCGAGGAATGCGTCCCTTGCGGCAGGTGCTGAGTTTGCTGTAGAGGGTGCTACTGACCTTGCAATCAATACGGCATCTGATGCCATGATGGGTGGGAACATAGCTTCAGATGGAGGAAAGCCGGTAATTAGAAGCAATTTCGAGGTTGATGACGAGATCAATAAGAATCAAGCAGCGTTAAGAGAAGCAGTGCCTCTGCCACGCGAAAGTATGGGTAATCCTTTCCAGAACCACCCAAATTACGTTCAAAGGGTTATTGACAGGCGTTCAGAGGCAACTAGCCCTGAAGTTGTTCAGTCACTAATGGCTCAGGATAAAACAGAGGGATATGGCTTTAAGGCTGACATAATGCGTGAGGCTGAAGAAATGTATCAAGATGAGCTACAAAAGCGGTCCACGCCCCGGAAAAGTGTTTTCGGAGGAGCCGGATTAAATACGTTCTACACCCAGTGAACATGTGTATACTACCCCTGCAACTCATACCCATAGGAGGAAGAAATGAGTGAAGAGCAAGTCCAAGATTCCCCAGTAGTGGAGTCATCTGCCCCTGTAGAGAGTTCTGCCCCAGTTGAGACAACGACCACGGAGGGCGTTAATGTTCAACCGCAGCAAGATTCTCCATGGGAGGCGTTTAAGAGTCTTCCTGATTTTGAAGGCCAAGACGATTCATCTATTGCCCGCAGTCTCTATGAGTCGATGGAGCGAGAGAAATCCGCTACGCGAAATCTGCAGCAGTATCAGCAGCTTATTCCATACGCTCAAGAGTACATGGACAACAAGGATGCGTTTGAGAGCTGGCGAAGTGGTCAGGCTCAGTCGCAGCAACCTCAACAGGCTGCACCGCAAGCTCCTCAAAAACAAGAGCGAGCACCGTGGTTGGGTCCAGAGGTTAAGCCTGAGCACAAGCGTTACCTTGTCAAGGACGAGAATGGGCGAGATGCGATTGCTGAGAATGCTCCGTTGGATGCGAGGTATTCGCTAGAGAATTACTTACAGCATCGAGCTGAATTTGCTCAAAACTTTCTAAACAACCCCGAAGAGGCGTTGGGTCCGATGATCCAGCAGCAGGCTCAGCAGATTGCTCAACAGATGATGGAAGACGAGTTCTTTAATCGTGACGAGCAGCAATATGTGAGTACTTTAGAGACTGAGAACGCAGATTGGCTGTATGAGAGCGACGGCAAGACTCCGACTCAAGAGGGTCTGGCTGTTCAGCAGTACATTCAGCAAGCAGCCGAGATGGGGATTACAGGTGTCGAGCAGCGTTGGCAATACGCCACAGCTCTGGTTGAAAGAGACCTTCTAAACAGGGTTCGCCAGAACGAAGCATCAGCAGCTCAAAGACAGCAGTTTTCCCAGCAATTACCGCCTCAACAAGCTGCACAGCAGGCTCCAGCACCAGTTCAACAGCAGCAGGTACCGCCGGTTGCACAAAATTCCGCTGAAAAGGACATAGAGTTCTTAAGAAGGGAAGCTTCTCGTAACCCGAGTCGCGGAGCTGGTCAACCAAGTCAAGGTTCATCCGATGGGGGTGGACAATCATTTGAACAGAGGTTGAAGCAACAACTTCAAAGAGACAACTTAATTTGAAAAGGACAGACTAATGGCGTCAAGCACTGATTGGGCAAGGACGATTGGTACGACCTTAGTCCTTCATTTGAAGGAAGAAGAACTGGCTACTTTCCGTAAGTACAAGGTCTTTGCACTTCTTGAAGGCAGCGGTCGTGTCGCAATGAATCAGGGAGGTCGTGGCTTCGACTGGGAAGTCAGATACCGTAATCAGCCTGTGACCTCGAACACAGGTGAGTCAGCGAGAGTCTTCGCTCGGCACAACCTATGGCAGCGAGCCAATCTTCCGTACCGTGGTTACAGCGTGACCGATATGGTAACAAAACGGGAGATGCTCGAGAACCGTGGAGTTTCCCAACTTATCGACGTAGCCGGTAAAATGGCAAGTCGTCTTCAAGAGTCTATGCAAGAGCAGCTCGGCCAAGAGATTTACGTTGATGGAAATCTTCCCGGCAACGAAAACCGATGGCATGGTCTTGAGTCTATCTTCGGTGTAAACGGTTCCGTTAACATTGACGATGGATCACACGAGACAACTGCACGAGCAGAAGATCCATTCCTCTGGCCAGATGACATCTACGCTGGTCTTAGCACAGAGCTTGGTGCTCTTGGTGGTGCTCAGCGAGAAGCTGGCTCATGGCCTTATGTACCAGTAGACCCAGAGTATGATTACTACTCTCCACTGGTAGTTAACTACAACTCTAGCTTCTTCGGTGGCGCAACAACGTCATGGAAGGATCAGTGCATCGAAGCCATCCGAGAGGGTGTCCAACATGCCAAGCGAAACGACACGAAGGAATCACAGATTGATCTCGTGTTACTTAACAGGAAGCTCTACATTGACTTCCTCAACCGTTTAGACAGTCGTGAGCGAGCAATCGTTACGAAGACTGCAGGTCTGAAGTCATACGGCTTCGGTGATGTAGTCGAAATGGACGGCATCGAAGTTTCGACCGAGTACGCCATTCCATCCGACACAGGGTACGCCTTGTCCATCGGAAACATGGAAATGAAGTGTATGGAAGGCCAGTTAATGACCGGCGAAGGTCCTTACTACAACGAAGAGCTTCAAGCGCATCGTTACGCTGTAAGCGTACTTGCCAACATGAAGTTCAAGAGTCCACGTAACTTTGTCAAGTTCTCACCACAACCTGCTTAAGAAGAGGAAAGATAAGCAATGTCAACTTTAACTTCAGATCCGAAGTTTGATCGCGGCAAGACGCTTGGCATCAACGTCGCGTATTATGACTCGGTAAATCAACCACAGGACTTGCAGGTTGGTGACGGTCTGTCGGTGATTGGGCAACACTCGGTATTCCGAGATGAGAACCCAAGCACTGGAGCACTGTACAGCAATTTGACAGTCGAATGTGTCGCAGTAAAGAATGTCGGTTCCGATGTTCTTCAGTGTGGCGACAAGGTTCAGCTTGATCCAACAGACGCACGACCACTTGGCGTGACTGAAGGTGCAGACGCAACCCTTTACGGGGTTGTTGATGAGTACCTCACAGCACCTGTCAAGGTAGGCGAAGTCTGCTGGGTAGTGGTTCGCGGCCCAACGGCTGGATCTGCTATCGCATCAGGTGATGCTGACATCGGCACAAAGTTCAATACATTTGATAAAGATGGTGCTCCACTTGAGCTAAGCCGTCATATCGTCGTGGGATCAGAAGCTCACGGAATGTAGGAAATATAGGGGACCTCTTTGGGGTAGGGGACTCGGCAGGGGCAGTTGGTCTTGTACCTTCTGCCCCTGTTGTATATAATCACCTAACCCCCAAGGAGACGGATATGATATATGACAACAGGACGCTAAATCAGCGTAAGAAAGACGCACAGACCCGTGCTAGTCTTAATCGGGTATCATCTACTCTTAGAGCTTTCGGTCTTATTGGCCGTCCAAACAGCCCTACTGCTGAGTATCGCCGTGATCGTGCTGTCCATGAAAACATGAGAAAATCTGCTAAATAGCTAGTGAACGTGTGTATACTGTCACGCAATGAGGGATTATTGTGACTGACAAGGTGTGTATAGTATGTGGCGGGACTCATCAAGGCCGTGGTACAACCTGCCCCGAGTGTCGTCGTACAGAGGCACAGAAGAAGGTTGTCAAGCGAGAAGAGAAGACTCTCGACAGAATCGAGCAAGAAGCTGCTCGTCTATTTACTCGGGGTGCGTCTCGAGGGGGAGAAAATGTTCCCCATGTAAGCGAGGTGCTGGAAAGGGTGATGTCACTCTTCGGTGGATCGGGCGGTTTTGCCAGCATGCTCGTGAAGCAGTACTTCGATGCAGCTCCGGGTTCAGCAACCCGTACAAAGATGTTAGAGGCTGTAACCAAGCTGACCGTACAGACAAGCGAGATGGGTGCAAGTAAGAAGCCTCTGGAGCTATGGACAGACGATGAGCTTGAAGAAGAACTCGACAAACGCCTCGAAGGAATCGCCGCTAACTTCCAAGTTATCGAAGCGCAACGAGATGAACCCGATCTCCTTGGGCTCACAGACCACGGGATCACAGAAACGTCAGTTGACGGACCTCCAAGCGGAGATATCTCAGAGGTCTTGCGAGGCGATCAAGATGTACGAGGCGACCTCGATTCAGGAGGAGATGCACAAGTGCAAGTCGAGTGAAGTCCTTGTCATCGGTGGTAACAGGTCTGGCAAGTCTTTATCGACATTCATGGAAGATGCTCGTGCTGTAACGGGCCAAGATCCTTATAACAAGTACCCTGAGAAGGATGGCAACCTTGTCATCATTGGTCGTGATTGGAAGCACATTGGCATGGTCGTGTACCCTATGCTGTTTAAGGCTGGGTCGTTTAAGATTATCAGGGATGCTGATACGAAGGAGTGGCGGGCATACAACCCAGTAGTAGATAAAGAACGGAAAGAAGAGGCAAAGCCTGCGCCCCCTATGATACCTCCACGCTTCATAAAGAAGACTTCGTGGTTACTCAAGAGTGCAAATTACATACAGAGCTGTGAGCTTCACAACGGATGGCAGATATTCTTTTTCAGTAGTGAGGGTGATCCTCCCCAAGGTTTTCAGGCAGATAGGGTGCATCTAGATGAGGACGTGGCGAACGAGCAATGGCTACCGGAAATGCAGGCACGTCTTGCAGATAGAAAGGGTTGCTTGGTCTGGTCCGCAATGCCTCATAGTAAAAACGACGCTCTACTGGGTTTGAGTGAACGGGCAGACAAGGAAGTCGAGGAAGGCCGTGAAAACCCTACTATTCAGCGTTTTGTTCTTCGCTTTTTGGACAATCCTCATATTGATGAGGAGGAAAAAGCAAAAAATGTAGAGCGTTGGTCTGCTTTAGGCGATGATGTTCTTCGTATGCGAGCCGAGGGTGAGTTTGTTACCGACTCGGTTCTATGTTACCCAACCTTTCACATGAGTGTACATGGCTATGATCGTGCTGCGTTACCTTCGAATGTTATCCCGCCGAATTGGTGTCGTTACGTTGCAATCGACCCCGGACACACAGTCACTGCTGCTCTTTTTGCTGCTGTGCCTCCTGATGGGGACTTGCTTCTCATATATGATGAACTCTATATCCGTCAGTGCAATGCTGTAAAGTTTGGTGAAGTGATGTTGCAGAAGACCCACGGTCAGCAGTATCATGCGTTCATCATGGACATGCACGGAGGACGAATTAGAGAAATTGGCTCAGGTCGTCTTCCTGTGGAGATATACTCAGAGCAACTAAGAGTTCATGACATTAAGAGCACGATAACAGGTCACAACTTTTTAGCAGGCTCAGATGATGTTCAAGGACGAATGGCTGAGACTCAGAAGTACCTTCATATCCGTGGCGACAAAGGAACACCAGAACTTAGGGTGCTTAGAGGTGCTTGCCCTAATCTCGAAAGGGAGATGAAGCGTTACAAAAAGAAAACACAATACGTCGCGGGCATGAACATTGTCACAGACCAACCAAACACACGGGGCGAGGTACACGCTTGCCAAACGCTTGAATATATGTGCGCCGCTCGACCGAAGTATCACAAGCCGCCTGTTAAAACTTTTGGCGAAGAACATTGGTTAGTTAAGCACTATGAGAACCTGAGAAAGCTCAGGAAGAAGGAAAAGACGAATTACATTTCCCTATCACCCGGAGGACGATAATGCCTAATTTCAAAGCCCCAGTACTACGAGTTGGAGACCCCGTTAAGTTTCACGCTGATCCGCACAATGACAACGCAAAGCCATACGTTGGATGGTGTCTGAGTGAGGCAACTCACAATGACGCAACGACTCTCTTGGTATTTACTCCAGAGGTAGGTTTTGTGGAGAAGGTTGCTATCAGACACAAGGATAACCCTGTTTTGCGGGATAAACCTAGCCTTGCCTCGATGGGTGGCTGGTCTGAGGCTGATATTACGCTGGACATGAAGAAGATGAAGCAGGCGAAATTCGCTGCTATGGCAACGTCCGAAAAGTCTGCAAAAGAGACAAAAACTACCCAGAAGGGGAAATAATCTATGGCTATCCAGCAGCAGACCGGCGTACCACTGTCTAAAAAAGAGGTTCCAAAGGGTGCCGAAACTCCAGATGAGATTCTGAAGTACATGGCTACCGTGTGGCTTGACAAGATTTCAAAAGCCTACAAGCACAAAAAGTCGTTCAATGACGACGCTTGGGAAGCTAGGAACTTCTTTGATGGCGAGGCGAATTGGTTCTGGAAGGACAATTACGCTAGGAGCGAGAACGGTTACAACAGAACCATGAATGCTCCCGGTTTCCGAATGCAGGTTAACAAGGTCTTTGAAGCTGTAAAGCTGTTTGGTTCGGTCATTTATCATAGAAACCCTTTTCGTCAAGTGACGCCCTCTACAGTACCTATTGTTCCACCAGAGGCACTCGGCATTAACATGGCAGACCCTAACATGGCCATGCAGTACGAGCAGATGGTTCAGGTCACAAGCATGAAGGCAGGCATTCGAGATGTCGTGGCCGATCTTCTCCAACGGGTACTTAACTACACTCCAAGAGAATATGACCTAAAGACTCATAGCCGTCGAGTTGTCGATGAAGGACTGATCACTGGCTGTGGTGTCTGGTGGACTGAGTTGATGACCATGCCTAATGGCCGTCAGTTTATTGGTTCATTTGCTGACAGCATTGACAACTTCCTAATGGATCCTGATGCCACAGAGATAGAAGACATCTTGTGGTGTGCTAAGCGTTGCGTTCATCCAATACATGAAGTTGCACAGAAGTACAACTTGGATGAAGCTGCATTGAAGGGAAACATAGACAAGCAGGGGGCTCAAAATGCTAGATCCCAAGAGCAAGTCGTATTTGGAGATTATGACGGCACAGGGAGGCGCACCTCGGGCCCAACGGGCAAGACAAATGATCTTTGCGTCTATTGGAAAATATGGAGCAAAACGGGCGTTGGAGACCGTCTTAAGGATGCCCCCAAAGACCTTAGAGGAGTATTTGATGGGCTGGGAGAGAACGCCTACATTGTTGTGGCCGAAGGGGTGGACTACCCGCTTAACATACAGCCTTCGATGTTAGGTGAAGAAGTGAACGAGCAGGGTGTTCCCAATTCACTTTTTACGGCTGTTCAGTGGCCGATTCCGTTTTGGGCTGACGGTGCGAACGGTTGGCCGTTTACTACGTTTAGTCCGCATCGAAAGCCGGGATACATTTGGCCGATCAGTCACATTAAGCCAGCAGTTCCAGAACTGCGTTTTTTGTGCTGGGCGTATTCGTTCATGGCACAAAGAGTAGCTACATCCTGCGAGACGCTATTGGGTGTTAGCAAGGCCGCCGATCAAGACATCAAGGATCAGATACTTTCTCAGAGTGAAGCTGGATTCAAGATTGTCGAAGTCAGCGAAATGTTGGGTCGCAGTGTAAATGATATTATCAGCGTATTCCAGTTGCCTAATGTAACTGGAGAAATTTGGCAAGTAATTGACGCTGTGACTCAACTCGCTGACAAACGCTTAGGAATGACTGAGCTTGTCTATGGTATGACTGACAAGCAGATTCGTTCAGCAACAGAAGCGTCTGTTAAATCTGACCAGATTAGCATTCGTCCTGATGACATGGCAGAAGTTCTAGAAAACTCTATGACTTTGTTATCTCGTAAGGAGGCCATCGCAACACGGTGGCTTCTTAAAGCTGAAGACCTAGAGCCAATTCTTGGGCCTCTTGGTGCAGCAGCTTGGGAACAGCATGTACAGCAGATGAATCCGTATGAGATTGCTAGAGAATACGACTATACGGTTGAGGCTGGAAGTGCGAAGAAAAAGAATAAATCTGCACGGATTGAGCAGATGAACAATGCCATGCAAGTTCTTGGTCCTGTATTGCAGGGTCTGATTGGTGCTGGAATCGTGGAGCCGTTTAACGCCCTGATAGCTGATTGGGCTGATTCGATGGATTTAGAAGCCTCTGCGTACATGATTCCACCACCACCACAACCTGATCCGATGATGGAACAGCCTCAAGAAGGCCCGCCTCCAGAGGAAGTTCCTCCAGAAGAACAGCAAGCTCTCCCTCCACCAGAAGGAGAGCCAATACCGGGAGCACCGCAGATACCGCCCGAGTTAGTAGGTTAAGCCCATTTTCTCCCTGAAAGAGACATAAACACCATGATGGAATTGCCTTTAGAAATCGCAGAAGCACCTGCCCATGTGCAGGCACACTACATATCCATGATCGAAGATGGTCAAAGTCCTCGATTTGCGGAGATGTGTGCTTTAAGTCAGCCTCCGGGGACGGGTCAGACTGACCGTGCATTTCTTGAAGGCCGTAACAACATGGAGTGGTTAAACAAATTACCTAAGCGTCAGGCAGATCGAATGGTAGCTGCTGCTAAGGCAGCGGGAGTTAATCCAGCAGGGAAGTATTACTTTGGTGGCATAGCAGACAAGCGTGGAATATATGACCCTAAAGCATGGGTGTCTGATTCTAGCGATGTCAAGAAGGTTGCTGAAGAACGTGGGATGGATGTGGATGGAGCAATAAAACACAAATCAAAGAATCGTCCTGTATCGACGCAGAAGGTGGCGTTGGCACAGGACATTGTTGATAGAGAAACCAAGTACGAGCTTTCGCAAGACCCCAACATAACGAAGAAGGAGGCTCGACGTAGGGCGATCAAGAACACTACGCCACATTGGAAGAAGAAGAAATGACATACAGGATACTGACAAAGAGGAACAATGAGCAAGGCGTTGTACCGCATGCTACAGAGTTAGCTCTCGGAGAGCTAGCGCTGAACTACCACGACATGATCC